CTAGTAGCAGAAGCTTTTATTCCTAATCCTGAGAATAAACTTACAGTAGACCATATAGATGGAAACAGACAAAACAATTCCATTGATAATTTAAGATGGGCCACATACGGTGAACAAAACTCTAGATTTGGAACAGTGGGAGTAAGAAGTGAAGCTATTATTGTTAATCACTATGAAGAAAAACGCAAAAAACGTGGTGGTGGACATGAAGCTTGGCTTGAGATAATAGAAGTCCTTGAGTTTGATAGTATTTCAGAAACTGCCGAACACTTTAATTGTACCATCTCTAATATTTCACTAATGTTAGAAAAAGGTACGATTGGCAGACGTGGGAAAATGAGAGGTTATCAATTCTTATATAAACATGGTGATAGAGTAACTATTTCATAAACATGTAACGACTATCGAAACAGAAAAAGCATCCTAAAAGGGTGCTTTTTTAATGGAGTAGAGTACACTCAAGTGAGTGGAAGCGGGAGGGTATCGAAAGATACAAGATATAGTCTAATCTATATGGAAACATATAGCAGTTCATAAGAGAACGGGCATAGATTAACGACCTATGTCGAATATAAATGTACGGTGGTACTAAGACTGAAATGGAACGGCTGCTGAAAGATGCCCAGGCGTTTTCTGGCGTTGAGTACAACATTGATAGCTTGGCAGATGTTTACGAAGCAATTCATGTCATCCAGGAAGAAATGGGTGTCGCTGGTACTACGGCAATCGAAGCTTCAGAGACCTTTTCAGGATCTTTTGCATCTATGAAGGCTGCATTACAAAATGCGCTCGGATCTCTTGCCTTAGGAGAAAACATAGGTCCTTCTCTTCAAGGGCTAGCTGACAGTACTGCGACGTTTTTGTTTGGGAACTTCATTCCGATGGTCGTTACCATCATTAGTAGTCTTCCATCTGCAATAGGAACGTTCTTAACAGCTGCAGTCCCACAGTTTATAGAAATGGGATCGCAACTCCTAGGACAGCTTACAGAAGGAATCATTACGGGAATTCCGATGTTCATGGAAAGGCTGAATGAAATCACACTTTCCATGCAGACTTGGGTGCAAACTCAATTGCCTACGTTGATTCAAAATGGAGTTGATTGGATTGTGAGTCTCGCCACCGGGATGATGAATAGTTTACCATCTGTAATCAGCTCCATGAGTGAGATCTTAATAAACATCCTATCGTCGATCATGGACGCGGTCCCATCTATTCTGCAAGGGGGCTTTGATCTCATCGCAGGTCTTGCCAAAGGGATTCTAGACAATTTGCCTGCGGTCGGTGAGTCGATTACGAAGATCCTAGAAAACCTCCTTAAGCTTATCGTAGACAAAGGGCCCGACATCATAAGAAAAGGCTTTGAGTTGATCGGTAAATTAGCCAAAGGACTTTGGGATAATCTGCCNCAGATAATCAGCACCATCAGCAGTATCATAGCAAACCTAATTGCAAAAATTGGATCATATTTACCTCAGTTTATTGCTAAAGGACTTGAACTGATTGCCAGGTTGGCCATTGGACTCATTAAAGCGCTCCCCGACGTCCTCTCGAAAGGTGGCCAGATCATCACCTCTTTGCTAGGAGCTATTGGTAAGTTTATTGGCAGTTTTGCCAGCATTGGGTTTGACTTAATCAGAGGGCTCTGGAACGGAATAGGAAACGCAAAGGACTGGATACTTGGAAAAATATCTGGATTTGTCGACAGCATCATAGGCGGAATCAAACGATTCTTCGGAATCCGATCACCATCTACAGTGTTTGCAAAAATTGGCGAGCAGTTGGACGAAGGGCTGGCAAAAGGAATTGAAGGTGGGACGAAACCGATTACGCAAGCGATGGAGGATGTGGCGAAAATCACCACTCGGTCTTTTGAGTCGGAAGTTGCCATCAATGCCGCACCTGGAAGCCTGAAAGGAATCTCGGCATCACTAGAAGCTGGGGCAAGATCAGAAGATAAAAAAGCTGTTCAGCCAGCATATTTTACATTCAACTTTGCGGGGCATCGCTTCCAAGCCTTTGTCGATGACATCACCAAATTGCAAAACCGAGACATCGAACTCGAACTGGCTTATTAGGAGGCTCAATGGATTACTCAAAATATTGTTCGTTGACCTTTAATGGCCAACTGCTCGATCAAGTGTTAACTGGCTACACTACAACCAATGTCGAAGGGCGCAGTCTACTAGATCGCGTGCTTTCTATTGTGGATGTCCCCGGTAGAGATGGAGCTGTTGTTTTAGATCAGAAGCTACCAGCTCGCGAGATTCGTGTTTACTTCGCCATCAAAGGAAATAACGCGGCTCAAAAGCTTACCACTCTGAACGCACTACATGACAAGCTCAAGACTGCTGGCGATGTTAAATTCAAGTTTGGCGATGAGACTCACCATCGTTTTGGCCGACTTTCACAAGCAGAAGACCCGCCCTACGACCAGTTTCAAGGCATAGGGTCTTTTTTGCTTTACTGCCAAGACCCTTACAAGTACAAAGCAATCGCCAACCTAACCGGAACATCAATCACCATACCGACGGGTCCGATGTATCCTTACAAGATTAACGAAATCACTTTGACCTTCCCGAGTGGAAGAACCGGATTGACAATCAATAACACTACCACCGGAAGAAAGATCGTTTTAACCGGAGCATTCACCGCCGGACAAGTCTTGCAAATTTTCCCGAACAAGATCCTGTTATCCGGACAAAACATCATGCACCGGCTTGACTTTATAAATTCCGATTGGCGTGAGTTCGAGCTTCACCCCGGTAATGTCATCACATCACCTGTCAGCATGACCATGTCTCTTTTGGAGCGTGCGCTATGACCGTTTACCTATTTGACAACAACAAGGCGTTAATCGGAGAAGTTGTTCCACTGAATTACACGCAGAAAAGTATCCTTGGCGGAACGATAACCGCTTCGATTACTGCCATCTATTCGCCCGAAATAGAAGCAGCTCACTACTTCGGATCAAAAGACATTGACGATGAGAACACGTTCCATCTTTATCGAGTTACGAGCGAAAAGAAACGAAACGGATTGCTGGAGCTTTCGGGCATTCACATCCTATTTGAGGAGCTACAAGGTCATGTCATCCGTGACATTCGACCATCAAGTGTAACACCGGCTGTTGCCTTGGGTCGCATCTTAGAAAACACTGGCTGGCAAGTTGGTATTCAGTCGGCTACTGGAACAGCCAGCTCAACTTACTACTACCAATCAACCTTGTCTGCTTTTTGGGACTTCATCAAGACTTGGCGGGTAGAGTTTAAACCACGCCTGACCTTTTCAAACGGTCAAATTACTGGAAGATATATCGACATCTACAACAACATGTCGGACAATTATGGCAAATGGTACGAATATGGCGACAAGCTCATCACCGTGGAAGCCGAACAAGCCAACGAGGGCATCTTTACCGCTCTTGTCGGACTAGGTAAAGGCGAAGAAACCGGGGAAGGTTTCGGCCGGAAGATCAATTTTTCCGGTGTCTCGTGGTCCATCGCTAATGGCGACCCAGTCGACAAGCCGCTGGGACAAGACTATGTCTCACTCCCGAGTGCTGTCTCAACCTATGGCTTCCGGGAAGCGGTGATTGACTTCCCGGACATCGAGGATAGGGCCGAGCTGTTACAAGCCACCTACCTCGAATTACTGAATGTATCTAGACCCAAGGTGGAGTTTTCGGCATCGGCAATCGAAACGGAACAAATCGAGCTTGGCGAGATCGTCACAGTCATTCGTGACGATCTAGGCATTCGCTATCAAACGAGAGTTTTTGAGCTGACCCGAAACTTCCTCAATAAGACAGTCAAGTCCTTCCGATTTGGCGATCGAATCATCACATCATCTTCTGAGCGAATCAAGAAAGAAAGAGAAAAGACAGAGGAAAGGCTTCGAGAGCAAAAATCCTTGCTGGAAAGCGTCCGAGCGCAGATTACAGATGCCTACTGGGGAACCGACGGATATAACTATGATCTTGAAATCGGCAACGAGTACGGACTGCCTGCCGGCTTGTATAGCTTTAATGCGCCTATCGATCAGAATCCCACAGAGGTCATCTATGTGGGCGCTGGACGCATGCTGATTGCCAACTCCAAAGACCCTAACGGTCAATGGGAATGGCGCACAGCGGCGACTGGATCAGGTTTTGTCGGTGATGTGCTTGTCGCTCATTCAGTGACAGCAAATAAACTGGCAGCTGATGTCGGTCAAGGACTGGACATCTCGAGCAACGTGTCTATCACCTCAAAGGTTTCAAGAGACGACCTACTCACTGACCCAGAACTTCAGCAGATGATCATCTCGAACACGGAACCCGAGGAACCGAATGAACGGCAGTTGTGGCTTGACACATCCACCCACCCAAACATCATTAAAAGATGGGATGGTGCTGAGTGGGAAATAGTTTCAGACATTCAGCAAATACAAGACGCCCTTGATGGTAAAGTTTCACACGAGTCCTTATCTGATGAACTTCAGAACATCATGGCAAGTATCACGGCCTCTTATCAGAGCGAATTCGAACAAACCGCTACTGACATTAACTTCAGATTCACGGAAGTGATTGACGCCATTAACGCCGAGGGCGGTAGAATAACTAACCTATCGAACGAAATAGAAACAAATATTCGCTTCACTTCGACAGGCATCGAGATGGGGAAGACGACTTCACCTATTTCCATCCAAATCATGCACAACAGGATAGCCTTTGTAGAATCAGGCCGGGAAGTGGCGTATTTCAGCAACAACACATTGTTCATCACTGACGTCAACATCACAGGAAGGTTTACATTCCACGACTTCGGATTTACACGAGAGTCAAACGGCTCTATCACGTGGGGAAAGGTAACTTAAAATGCCAGTATACACACAAGCAACAAACGGCAACAGGCATATAGCCATTCGCCTCACGCTCACAGAACTCGCACTCTCGAATGACGACATCACGAACAACAGGTCACGAATCGAGTGGAAGTATGAGGTCTATGAGACAATCGACTATGGGTCATGGTATGACTATAACGATATGTACGCACACCTTGATCTGAATGGTGTACGAATAGGCCGTTGGCTTATTAAATACGACTTCAGCCCTTCTGGCGCCAACAGCAAAGTTATAGCTTCAGGGACATATACCTGTCCGCACAACGCAGACGGGTCAAAGTCTATGGCGTACAACGCCGTGTTCAACTCGCCGAATGTGTCTTCGGGGGTAGGAACGGCAACTATTTCAGGTAATCTAGCTTTATCCACTATCCCGAGGGCCACTACTCCGACACTGAGTGCATCCAGCGTTAACATGTCAAACGCCGTCACTATCAACACGCCAAGAGCGTCTTCAAGCTTTGCCCATACGCTCAAGTATTCATTCGGCGGTACAAGCGGCACAATCGCTGCAGGTGTAGGGACATCCTATTCATGGACTGTGCCATTGTCTCTTGCAAGCCGTATTCCGAATTCGACAAGCGGTACATGTGTCATTACATGCGAGACCTACAACGGGTCAACGCACGTGGGGACAAAGACAGTGAACTTGGTGCTGTATGTCCCTTCATCTGTCGTGCCGACAATAACACACTCTATAACCGAGGCTACGTCTGGTCTGGCGGCAAAGTTCGGGGCATTCATTCAAAACAAGTCAGCGCTTAGAGTGGCAAATACAGCTTCAGGAGCTTATTCATCCACTATCTCATCTATTGTGACAGAGATACAAGGCCGTTCATACTCAGGGGCTACTATTACATCCTCAGCCATTTCAGCTTCGGGCACGGTATCAGTAAAGACTACAGTGAAAGACTCGAGGGGTAGATCCGCTTCAAGAACGACCAATGTGTCAGTGCTCGCATACTCGCCGCCACAGATCACAAGATTTAGCGTCATTCGCTCAAATTCATCTGGTGTGGCTCTCGATGACGGCACACATGCTAGAGTGTCAATGGCATTTTCTATTACTTCGCTCAATAGCAAAAACGACAGGTCATGGGTTGTCCAATACAGGCAAGCCGGAACTAGTACATGGACAAACCTGTCGTCTGGAAATGTATATTCTTATGACTCAAACTTTACAAGCGGCTCAGTGCTGAGCACGCAGTATGCATATGAATTCCAACTCCTTATAGGTGACTATTTCCAATCAGGTGTTCAGGCTTCAAGCAGTGTGAACTCAGCGTTCAGGCTTATGAACTTCAGAGCGGCGGGGGATGGCGTTGCCTTCGGTGGCTTCTCAACTAAGAAGGGGGTTGAAGCATTTTCACCTGTAGAGTTCAACGACGGTTTAAAGGTCAACAAGCGAATCGTAGAGTACAACAGTACCTTGGATATGGGAGGAAATTGTAACGACATTACCCAAGAGTGGGTCTTATCAAGAGGCTCATTGGCGCAGAACTACCCGAGAGCCGACGTCTATTTCTATATTCATACAGTGTTCCACTCCAACACAAACCAAGCTAACCAAATGGCCTATGGGTACGCCACAAACGAGATATGGACTCGATATAGCTACCAAGGTAACTGGAGCGCTTGGAGAGAGTTAAACGCATGGGGAGCCATTACTGGAATTCCTACAACTGCCACTAGATGGCCCGCATGGGGCGAAGTAACAGGTAAACCTTCTACCTTCTCACCTTCTTCCCATACTCATGAGACAAGACAGCATTCGGCCAATGGGTACGTCAAACTCGGAATAGGAACTATTCTCCAATGGGGGACCATATCCTATCCCGCAAATACTAGCTACGTAACACTAACCTATCCAACTGCTTTTCCCTCTGCGTGTACAGGCCTAACGGTGACTCCAGATCATGGAACCTCTGTTCAATCTTGGGTTTCTATATCTGCGACAATAGCCTATAAAACTCGCACAAACGCAAGAATTTATATGCGCTCTACTGACGACAACAATCCTTCAAGTTACGCACGAACCGCAAGCTGGATAGCATTTGGGTATTAAGGAGAAGAAGATGATAAGAATAAGTAGAAGTGGTTACTTCGTGGCCACAAAGGATAACGGCTACACTGTAGAAGGCCAAGTCAACGATGAAACACTTCAGTATCTTCAGAACTTGATTGAGTCTTCAATAAGCCCTGACGAGGTGGCGTCAGAAGTTATTTCAGCAAACGCCACTGAGGAACAAGCCTTGTCACTTAAGGAGTACTATCCTGTATGGCGTGTAGGTATGGAGATGGAGCCGGGCAAGATATACAGACACGACACAGAAGACGGCATTCGGCTGTTCAAAGTCATAGCCGCACAGCCATTCACGGCCGAAGCTCATTTCCCGCCTGAAACTACACTGACGCTATACAGAGACCTAGAAAGCCACATTCCGCCAGATGGGCAAGAGTATCCTATCTGGAAACAGCCCACTGACGAGCATGACGCCTACAAGATGGGCGATGTGGTATGGTTTCCGGAAATGGACACCACGTTATATGAAGTAGTGGCTACTGATGGAGCTGGGAATAATGTGTGGCCGCCAAACGAGTACGGGTGGAAGGTATTCGAACAATAAACTACTGAGGGGGACATCACTATGAATATAAGCATTGTAGAGTTGTCAGTGTTCATCGGAGCATTGGTGACTATATGGGGGGCCATAGCCTTAATCTATAAGCCGATCAGCAACCCGAGAAGATCAATTACGTAGGAGGATATATGAATTTAAAAGATTGGAGGTCGGCCTATGGAAAGTAGTCCAATGCGAGAAGGCTGCGCTGAACGGTTCCGAACCGTCGACAGAAGGCTTTCCGAAGGAGAGGGAAGGATGGATGCCCATGACAAATTGATCTCAGATAATGCCAAGACAATCGCTGTACTTGACACAAGACTCGTAGGAGTTATTGAAGGTCTGGAGAAAAACAATAAAGTGATGATCGGTCTCATCACCACACTAATAGCCCAACTGGTGGGCTTTTTTGTTTATGCCGTAAAAATCGGCGCATTTCACTAAAAAGTTAGGAGGAAATTATGAATTGGAATCAGGTACTTGAAATGATTATACAGATGCTGATCATCCCCTTGATTGCATATGGATTAGCACTTTTGCGTGGATACATCGTCCGAAAGGTAAAAATCGCACAAGTAGAATCTATCTTGCTGCAGGCAACGATGGCCGTGGAAGTGGCGGTCAAAGAGACGTCGCAGGTATACGTGGACGAGCTGAAAGAGAAAAATATCTTCGACTACGATGCACAGGCACAAGCTTTAAAATTAGCTAAAAATCGGGCTTTGCAAATTTTATCGCCCGCAGGACAACAACTTTTAAAGAGAGCAGTCGGCGATGTTAACGCATACATCCAAGCGCTAATCGAGGCGCAAGTTAGAGACCTTAAGGAAGGAGGCTTGCAATGATTAGAACTGTGTTACTTGCACACCTTGAGTCTTTCGCAGTCAAGGAAGGTGATCGGGTGAAAAAAGGAGATTTACTAGGCGTCATGGGCAACAGTGGATATGTAATTCCTCCGGCCCCAGCCGGAACACATCTGCATGTCACAGTCTTTGATCAGCCTGTCAGTCAGTGGATGTGGCAGCATCAGATCCCTAGCATGGGCGGCAGCAAAAAATTGACAGAAGAGATTGCAAAGCTTCCAGGCTTCTTGCTCTACAAAGGAGCGGATCGACAACGAAAGATCACCACAGAGTACAGTGACATTTACGATGGCGGCGTCCGTCATTGGGGTATCGATCTAATTGATATTGGCTCGGGCAGACCTGGGATCCACTGGCCATATGATTTCGATGGCATTGTTGTTGCAAGACGTGATTTCGGAAATGGCTCAAGCGGTCGCTGGGGTAAGGCTCTCATGATCCAGGCAGACGATCAGCCCAGAGAAAAATCTGATGGAGTCTATATCGTAAAACGTGGAGACACTCTGTCAAAAATTGCTGCGACTCATGACACCACGGTCGGCATGCTGGTGTTACTGAACAAGCTGGAGAATCCGGATCTTATCTTTCCCGGCCAAAAGATCTTGCTCCCCGGGACCTTTTATGTCGTGCAGCACGGCGACACTCTCTCCGAGATCGCTGCTCAGTACGGTACGACTTACCAGGAGCTGGCCCGTAGAAACGGAATCGACAACCCGAATCTAATCTATCCTGGTCAGCAAATCAAAGTAAAATAGATTCACTGAGTCCTCCCTTCGGGGAGGGCTTTTTCTTTCAAATTAGGAAATAACCCTCAAAGTTCCGTTTATTGTACATATAATATGTATACTAACATCAACTTCTCTTCGCAATATTTACAAATTGATGTTAATATAAAAGAAAATGGGGGGAAAAATGGGAGCGGTTCGTCGTTTAGGTGATACTAGGACAGCTTTACTGCACTTAGATAGATTAAGAGATATCGCGCGCATTTTGAATAAAAGCAAAGAAGGATTCTTTAAACTATCTGCATCCACTCTAATTCTTTTAAGCTTTTCTCCTATTGGCTTCATTAATGCCTCCTGTTGAGTTTATATTACCATGTATTTCCTCATTAGCAACAAAATTCTGTTAATTTTGCAAGTAAAGTTGTTGACAACGGAACACCGCTTGCTCTATACTAATACTAGAAGTTCCTTTATCGGAACAGAAAGGAGAGAGGATGAGTAAAGATCTAGTTGTTTATGGAAAATTCAAAGGCTTTCTAGCTTCTCGTGGAATTAGTTACACAAAAGAAGCTGAAAGGCTTGGAATTGCACTTGTTACGTTTTCTAACAAGATCAATAAACGTAGAGCTGACTTCTCAGTTGAGGAGATCAGGGATATTTGCCAGCATTATCAACTTGACGCCAATGATTTTTTTTTAGACTAGAAGTTCCTATATAGGAACATTGCTCTTTTTTCTATCTTACCACCATGAGAGTACAGAAAGGGGGACTCATGGAAAAAGAAGTTCTTACTCCAGAAGAAGCTTGTTCTTATCTTTCCATAAGCCAATGGACCTTGGATAACTGGGTTTTGCGTGGACTCAAGCGGATCAAGATTGGCAGAAAAGTCTATTTTACCAAAGAAGCCATAATGAGCTTTCTCAAGGTTCACGAGGAGCCAGGGCTATGACGCTTCCTTGGGGCTTATGGGGATTATGGGTTCTTAAAACGACTGCTTTTGTAATCATTGGTCCTATTATCATGTGGGCTTTTGTGGCTCCAACGCTTAGATATCTAAGAAAAATAAATCTCATATCAAGGAGGACGAGATGACGGGAAAAGAACTCAGGCAAGCGCGAATTGCCTATCTGAAAAAGAAACTCGAAGAAGAGCAACAGGCGAAAGATATATCCTGTGACGCCTTCGAGAAGAAGGCAATCGAAAAGAATATGAACCTCTTGATCGACTGGATCACGGAGATTCTATGGGTGGACAGCGCGGCAGGTGGCGGAAGTGCTTAAGCAGATTAAAGGCTTCCCGGACTACTACATCACCGAGAAAGGGGAGGTCTGGAGCGCAAAAACAAACAAGTTTCTTAAACAATGGAAAGTATCCAGTGGCTACATGAGAGTGGAGTTGCGGAAAAAGGGGCGACGCTCCAGGAAGCAGGCAAAAGTTCATCGTTTAGTCGCAAAAGCTTTTATCCCGAATCCCGAGGGAAAGCCTCATGTGAATCACAAGAACGGCATAAAGACCGACAATCGCGCTGAGAATCTGGAATGGGTGACGAACAAAGAAAACGCCGCGCATGCCGCCAAGAATGGCTTTACTGCAAGCGGTAAGGTCAGGATCGATGTCATCAGCTTAAAAGACAATAGCGTGCAACGATTCGGCAGCATCGCCGAGCTGGCGCGCGAAATGGGGAAGTCGTCTGACGTTATCAGCTACATGTTAGTTGGAGTCACCAGGATGCCCGAGGGCGTCGTGATAGAAAGGGTCACAGAAACAAAAAAAGAGCCCCGAAGGGCAATCAATTAGCAATTAAAGGATAACACGAATTATGAAAAACTTCAAAAAAGAAAAGCTCTATGAAAATTGGGCAGAAGATTGGGATGAGATGTGGGAAGAAGATGATCTGGAACGAGATCCTGACGATCCAGCACAGCACACCTACGAGGAACACTTGAGATGGAGGGAAAGACATTGAAAGCAGAATTATTGATTAATATTTTACAGATGTTCGATCCGCAAGAAGAGGTTTTTCTACATTACACAGCCGGAGGACAAGGCTATGCCAAATTGGCGGCTTTTATCGATAATGACAAGATCCAACTTGTCATAGGTGAGCCTATTCAGGAGGTAGAAAGATGACAACACCTATTGAAGAATTATCCAATACACAGGAAGAACAA